GCTGTGCAGTCAGGTCTGCCTCAAGAACAGGTTGATCAGTACACTGACCCACAAGTCATAATGCTTATCAACAAAGCTCGACTCTATGACCAATCAAAACAGTCAGCTGAAAGCAAGAAAGCTAAAGCCACACTGAAGAAGTCAAAGAGCGGAAAGACCAAGGTCTTGAGTTCCAAGAAGTCCCCACCCTCTAGCAAAGCTATACAGGCCAAGCGCAAGCAAAAGGCCATAGCAGAGCTGAGTAGTGCAAAGGACTTAGACGATATTGCAGAAGCTCTAATGAGCCGCTGGGAGAACTAGGTTTTAACCTTGTCAAATCCCAAATAATCTAAGGACTATAATACGATGGCTACTTATACCACATACGATCAGGTCGGTAAGAAGGAAGACGTTTCCGACATCATAACTTCCATTTCGCCGTTTTCTACGCCCTGCCAAAGCATGTTCAAGAACGAGAAAGTATCCGCACGGACCTTCTCATTCCTCGAAGACGCATTGGCTGACAGTCAGGCAAACGCCGCAATCGAGGGTGCAGACGCTTCAATGCTGACACTCACAGATGCAACAGAGCGTACCCAGAACACCCAAATCTTGACCAAGGCATTCCAAGTATCTGCAACAGCAGACGCAGTTGCTACTTACGGAAGAGCCAAGGAAACTGGACTGCAGCTCGCTAAAAAACTCAAGGAAATCAAGAAGGACTATGAACGCGCCATGGTTGGTGTTGAGCAAGCAGCAGTAGCTGGTTCAGCCTCTGTAGCTCGTCAGATGACTTCTATCTTGAACCAAATCACTACAACTGTAGATGCAGGAGCGGGAGCTACCGATCCGCTTACCGAAGCCAAGTTGCTGGAAGCTGGTGAAACAGCCTACAACAACGGCTCAGAGCCAGACACCTTCATGATCAAGCCCGGTGACGCACAAATCGTTGCTGGCTTCTCAGCAGCATCTGGTCGTAACCGTGAGATTGCTCAAGGTAAGACATTGGTCAATGCTATTGACCTGTACGTTGACGCGGCTAGCGTACATTAAATCTGGTGAACTCAGGGGAAGCCTAAGTCAAAAGATAAGGTAATCCTGAGCCAAGCCCCAGTAATGGGGAAGGTGCAACGACTATCCCGCAAGGGAGTAGGATCAAGTGATCCGAAGCGCCAGACACTGCAAATCGCGGTGATGATATAGTCTCATCTTATGTGAAAGCATAAGCAGCCGAAAGGCGGTCTAGTATTAACGACACTAGGCGAAGATGCCATGTAGCCCATATGGCGAATACCGTGTTGTTCTCAACCGTGAGCTGAAGACAACACACGCTCTCTTGATCGACCCTACCATGTTCAAGACATGCACATTGCGTCCATTTACACGCACACTCCTTGCCAAGAACGGTGACTCAGATCGTCACCACATCGTGGGCGAGGTCTCCTGTAAGCACACTAACTTTGGCGACTCTGTAGCAATCACAGGCTTGTCATAACGATACTATAGACCACTAGGTCTCTAGTTGGCCCACTCTTTAAGCACATAGGTTTTGCTCTCCTTACTGTGTGTTTATTGGGTGGGCCTTTTGTATTCTCAAGGAGGCGAAGGACGCTCTTTTGACCGATACATCTAACGAACAGCCTAACCTCATCCAGTCCAACACAGACTTCATAATGGACGCAGGATCACTTGTGCGTAAGCACACACAGACAATTTCCCAAGCATTCCTAGACGATCTCAAAGACGCTCGAAACGATAGTACCTCGAAGCCTATGGGTGAGTTCCACAGGATTGCTTCTATTCCAACAGTAGTGGCTGAGAAGTGGCTCCGCGAAGGCTTTGACCTCTGGGAAGCTACAGGCGAACAAATTGTACGCAAGCTACAAACAGAAGACATGGGTGCCTTCATGGCAACGGAGAAGCGCATCTGATGGCCACTCCACGCAAAGGCAAGGCAAGAGTTAAAGTCACAGCCAGTGGAAAGAAAGTCTCATACGGACAGGCTGGCAAAGCAAAAGACGGTGGCTCTCGTGTACGCGCAGGCACATCCAAAGGTGATGCTTACTGTGCTCGATCAGCAGCTCAAAAGAAGAAGTTTCCCAAGGCGGCTAAAGACCCCAACTCCCCCCTCAACCTATCTCGTAAACGCTGGAAATGCTCTGGCACCAAGTCAAAGAGGACGTAGCAAATGTATAAGAGCGGAAAGTTTAAGCCATGTAAGGGCTGCACAACACCAATGACATGCGGAAAGTTTGGCTGTCAGAAGGAGGCCAACAGCTAATGGGCCTCTATGACAACATCCACAAGCGCAGAGAGAGCGGTAAGCCCATGCGCAAAAAGGGTGCCAAGGGCGCACCCACTGATGCTGCTTTCGCCAAAGCTAAACTTACAGCCAAGAAGCCAAAGCCCAAAGCAAAGCCAAAGGCTAAGAAGAGGACTACCTAAATGAACAAAGGTCAAATCAGGAGCCACTTTAAGGCTCTCCTAAACCGCAGCGACTGTAGTGATGCTTTGGCCGATACCTTCATCGATCAGGCCCTCACTCGCATCCAGCGTGTACTGCGTATTCCCAGCATGGAGAAGCAGCAGTCCTACTCAATTACTTCTGGATCACCACTCACACAGGTAGTCATACCATCGAACCTGCTAGAGATCATTGACCTCCAGTATGATGGTGTGTCTCTGCTTCGAGTTCCTCTGCATGAGATGGCCGCTGCGCTAAAGACAGGGGCTACTGGCAGTCCACAATACTTTAGCCGTGAGCGTGAGGTCATCAAGGTCTCGCCAAACCCAACCTCTGGCATCATCTACCTCAACTACTATGGAGAGTTCGATGAGTTGACTGATGACACCTCAACTAACGTCATCACTAACATTGCATCTGACCTACTGACTTACACGGCTCTAAGCTATGCCTCTGATTACTTTCTTGATGAGCGTGGTCCTCTGTTTGACACCAAGTCAGGCCAGTTTCTCCTTGAGCTGCAAGACCAAGCGAACTCCGCTGAAACCTCTGGCATGGCCCAAGTCATGCGTCCCACCAGTACATACACAGATTGAGGTAAGCCATGGCATCATCATCATTCTACAGTGGTTCCTCACAGGACGCTACGAACGTAAACGCAATCGAAGACAGTAAGAACGCTGCCGCACTCTCTGAAGCTGCTGCTGCTACCTCTGCTGCCGCCTCCGCAACCTCTGCTGCTGCCGCTGCCAGTTCTGCACTTGTAGCTGAAGGTCACAAGAACGCCATCACAGGGCTAACAACCACCACAGGTGCAGTAGGCTCTGACGTAACCTACAATAGTACAACTGGTGTTCTGTCAGTGCCTAGAGGCGCTACAGGCGCTACAGGCCCTCAAGGATCCACGGGCGCGCAAGGAGCTACAGGTGCCACGGGTGCCACAGGCGCTACTGGGCCTGCAAGCACTGTAGCTGGTCCCACAGGTCCACAGGGGCCTCAAGGAGCTACTGGCGCTACAGGTGCTACAGGAGCTGACAGTACAGTGGTGGGGCCAACAGGGCCACAGGGGCCTCAAGGTGCTACAGGTTCCCAAGGTGCTACAGGCCCTCAAGGTGCTACAGGTGCTACAGGAGCTGACAGCACTGTAGCTGGGCCAACAGGTCCACAGGGGCCTCAAGGTGCTACAGGCCCTCAAGGGGCTACAGGTCCACAAGGGGCTACAGGTGCTACAGGTCCACAAGGGCCAGCTGGTTCTGGTTCTGGTGATCTCCTTGCAGCCAGTAACCTGAGTGATCTTGCAGATGCAGCGACAGCACGGGTCAACTTAGGCATCAACACCAACTTCTATAGTAAAACACAGAGTGACACACGCTTTGCAGGCGCAGATGACGCGCTTGCCCTTGCGATTGCTCTAGGCTGATTGAGGGATAACCAATGGCTAATACTTTTAAGAATGCTATCAGCGCAGCGGTAGGTACATCACAAGCTAGTGTGTACACAGTTCCCAGCGCAACAACCACCACTTGCATCGGCTTAACCGTTGCGAACCGCACCGCATCTAGCATCACAGTCGATGTAGAAGTCACAGACACTTCAGCCTCTACAAGTGTATTCCTAGTGAAGGGCGCTGCTGTGCCTGCTGGAGGCGCACTGGTCCCAATCGGTGGAGACCAAAAGGTAGTCTT